GTTGGCAACAACACAAGCAAAACAGTGAGCATTGGTGTCACTGGCATCAGTCTCAATTCTATATCTAATGGAACATCCAATGTAAACGTTGTGTCGTCAGGCGGCAATGTCACTGTTGGTGTGAACGGAACCAGCAATGTAGGTGTATTTTATTCAGGCGGCCTGGAAATAACTGGAAATCTCAGTGCAACAGGTAATATCACAACAACAGCAAATATCAGTGGCGGAAACATCTTAGGAAATGGTCGCAATTTAACTGGAATCAATACATTCTCAACAATTTCTGTTAGCGGTCAATCAGATGTTGTAGCAGATGCTATCAACGATACTTTAACTTTGACAGCAGGTAGTGGAATTGCAATAACAACTAGTTCAGGCAATGACACGATTACAATTTCTCAGGTTGCCACAGATAGTATTTTTGCCACAGGTGGCGATATGGGTACAGTTGCTGAAGCTGTTACTGTGTCTGAAGATTTAGGCACAGTAACGTCAGCAGTAACAGTGTCATATGATTTGGGAACCATGACAACTGGCGGAATATTAACGCCTAGCTATTTGTTGTTGCCCAGTAAAACTGTAGCTGAATTAGCAAGTCTGACTGCTAGCCCTGCAGGTCAATTTGTTTACTGTAGCAATGAATCTGGAGGTGCAGTGCCTGCATTCAGTGATGGAACCAATTGGCGCAGGGTCACAGACCGTGCAATTGTAAGCTAAATAGGATATAGGATTTAAAGATGAGCACACAAGTTCAATATAGACGCGGAACAGCAACAGAAAACAATGCATTCACTGGTGCCTTGGCTGAAATCACTGTTGATACAACTAACTGGACCCTGCGTGTTCATGATGGAGCAACTGCCGGCGGCGGCGGAAATATTGCCACTGTTTCTTATGTTACTGCACAACTTGCAGCCCTTAGCGCAAACGCTATCACATTCGGAACTTCTAACGTTCAGATTCCTGAATCAAATGGTAATGTAAGAGTCAACGTTGGAGGAACATCCAACGTTGCTGTGTTTTCTACAGCAGGCGTTGCTATAACTGGAAACATCACAAGCGGCAGTGCAAATGCCACTGCCAACATTGGTAGTGCTACAACCTACTTTAACACAGTTCACGCCAAAGCAACCAGTGCACAGTATGCTGACGTTGCAGAATATTATGCCAGCGATGCCACCTACGAGCCTGGCACCGTGGTAGTTTTTGGGGGCAGCAACGAAATCACCATTTCAACACAAAACGGCGATGACAGAGTTGCTGGTGTTGTATCAACCAATCCTGCTTATATAATGAATGCTGGACTACAATGCGAACATGCTGTTGCTGTTGCATTGTCGGGTCGCGTTCCCACACGAGTAATTGGTCCCGTGACAAAAGGAAACATGATGATCAGTGCAGGCAACGGCTATGCACAAGCTTGTGCAACACCAGCAGTTGGCACAGTTATTGGTAAATCATTGGAAAATTTTTCCGGCACTACAGGTGTTATTGAAGTGGTTGTTGGAAGAATGTAAAATGATTACTCAAAGATTTAGGCAAAACTACACTGGCGAATTTATTATTACCAACACTGCCTGGTCGGGCGGTAAAAAAAGAACCCAACGCGAATGGATTGCCAACCCCATTGAAAATCATCATATTTCCGGTAGAGCTGCTTGCATTGGATCTTGTCACACAGACACGTTTGATTTCAAAATTCTTCCCAAGCACAAGGGCGGATTGCTGGGAACTAAAAAACTTCAAACCTATGGCACAGGAGAAATTGCAAAATCAACAAGATTAGATTTTGTTGTTGAACGCGATGAAAAAGTTATTAAAGAGCTGATCGATCAAGGCTATTACAAAAACAACATCATTTATACAAGCCCACGAGTGTGTCTAGCACACCCAGGAGTGTTTTATACCATACCATATAATCCTCCTGTGATCAAACAAGTGGCTCTTGTATACTTGGCAGCATTTGACGGACATCGAGAAATTTTTCTTTTGGGATATCATTCTGACGCAGAGCTTGGGCACAGCGATTGGGATTTACAAATGGAAAAAGTAATAGCAGCATACCCTGACACAAAGTTCTATCATGTTGCTCACGGCCCACAGACTCCAGACCGCTGGAAAAACTACAGCAATTTGGTTCAATTGACTCACAGAGAGTTTATAACTTACGCAGACATATAACTGCGTTCCATGGCCACAGCTTTGTCTTTTACAGCTTCAAAGTTCACAGTTGACCATAATCCGGGATGCATAGGCCGAGGCCAGTTGCCTGCTGATATCCATGCCCATCCCATGTGCTCGTCGTTGAGCACAGGAACAAATTCTGATTTTATACTGCAAAAGAATGTGTGATACACAAATTTACCATCAGCAGAGGTAAATTTTTCAATGGGCATCAATTTTATGTAGTCGGGCATGCTGCCCATCTCTTCCCGACACTCGCGTTCAATAGCATCAATTAGAGTCTCACCGGGTTCAATTTTTCCACCAGGCAACCCCCAGGTTCCAGGATGTCTGGGATCGTTTCTCAACAGGTAAAGATAACGTTGGGTGTCAAGACAATAAAACCATATTCCCACAGCATTTACAGAACTAGGCTCCATGTTCCTCCAGGATACAGTCCTTGGTAACTCTTGATCCACTGGCTCCCAGTCCACTCGTATTGTAATTCTGTTGTGATGTTTGTGACATACTGTTTATTTACAGAACTGTTGTTGCCTTCAAAAACAACTTGCCAACGCTGTCCATTGTATTCTATGATGTCATTGGCGCTTGCCACAAGATACTGTCCTTGAGTGCCTGCCCATGCCTCGGCATAACCATTGTCACTGCCGGTATCTTCGGTCAGCAGGTATCTTTGGCCTGCTGCTGCCGCAGGCAACCCTTCTCCGGGGCCACTCAACAAGGGATTTATAACTGCATTTACCGGATCTAGTGTGTTGGCAGGAACAGTATCTATGTCAACCAAAAACAACAAAAATCTATCATCAGTGGGATCATAGGACACTGTGCCAATAACGTCAGTTCCGTCCTCTTGTTGCAGTTTGATCAAACTTATTCCATCTCGTAGCACACCAAAATCTCCTATCACAGCATGCCATAACAAATTGCTTTCTGGGCTGTCGGCTGGTAACAAACTAGAGTTTGATTGGTCAATGACCTGCTGTGGCCGCAGTGCTTGAAGTTTGTTTCCAATCAGCAACACTTGGTAATCGAAAGGAGTGAAAATTTGTCTGGTTCCCATCAGCAAATCATTGTCCATAATAGCATTGGCAGCATCACCATTGGCATCAAACACCGATGCCACAATTCGTTCAACCACACCCAACTTCTTGACTTTGGCTGGACTGGTAATCCAAATTGGTATTTTGAATGTTAGTGTGGCAATGTCAATGGGATCTTCTGTGCCCACAGGTATGGTTCTGCTGCTCCATCTCGAAGATTCTAATTCAACCACACTCAAGGAAGTCCAGTCAATAAAGTTGTCTGTGCTTTGAATTTCCAGTGCAGGATTAAACAACGGAATAATTTGTTCTAACAGCTGAAATTTTTGATTGGTGTTTGAGGTCCAAATGTCCAAATTGATTGTCAAACTGTAGGGCACAGGCATCAGTCGCTCAATGGTAAAAGCATTGCCTTGTGTGGTTTCATAGGTATCTGTGGCAGTATCATAGTAGCGTTGACGAACATTCATTTTGCTAACGTGATACGGCTCTTGCATCCTGGGTCGATCGTAATCCAAACTAGTGATATAAAAAGTCATTAGCGGTGTGCTGGGCAACGAATTCGGCGAGTTATTTTGCATCACAGTGGATACTTGACGGCTCGAATCACCGTAACGAACAGGCACACGAATCAGTGTGTGATTGGTGCCTTCTTCGTTGCGACCGTATTCAACGTTGAAGTTAGAAAATATTCTAGCAAACTGTAGTAGAAAACGACGAATTTGTTCATCATAAAACCACAAAGGACCGGCCATTAGATCGCCTCCTTGCATTTGATGCCGTGGGATCTAAAAAATCCATTAACGCCAATAATTTTTTTACAGCATAAACAAGTAACTCTTGACTGTTTTTTTCCTAGCATAGGCCCACCATCTTTTCTTTTCCATCCGCCAATTTGAGTTGTAGCGTGTCGTAATTTTTGAACTTGTCGCATTTTTTCAATGCTTTCCGGACTGTGTTTTTTGTTACCGCCAGTTTCTCTATTATTGTAGAGAATTATTTCTTGATCCCTTAGTCTGTTTGCCCATAACGTTTCTAATCTATTTAACTCGTTTAAGTTTGTTGCAGTCTCGACTATTTTCCATTCAAACTGATCTATGCCATATTTTCTCATGCTATCATACAGATAACTTTTTTTGTTTTTGCGAGCCATATCGCAATGTGCATACCATCGCATTTTAGGATTTGTTTGGATAGTTTGTCCTACATACATTTTACCGTTGACAAGGTTAGTGATAGTGTAGATATACATGATTAACCTCCGTTATCAGCGTTGGGTTTGAGAATCTGTGATAGACTCTGACGGCTTGGGATCGTGCCTCGGTCATTGGTCTGAACAGTGTCTGTGTTGTTGACAAATCCAGCTCGCAGTGTTTTGGCATTTTCAGCAAAGTCCAGGCCAGTTCGGACTTTGTCCTCAATCTTGGCCCATGAAGCTCCATTGTAACGGAACAATCTATTGGGAAAATAATCTAAACGCAGGCAATAATCGCCCACAACTGGATTGGGCGGAAAACTCACACCTGGAGTAACTGGTAGTCCGTTGGGTGCCACGCCGTCGCCGGTTAGATAGCCCAATGTATAGCCATCACTGCGCGGAGTAGTGCCTTCTGCTCCTTCGGTGCCGTCTACAGTGACATTGGTGTTGTCTACAGTTACACCCGACGAAGCAGGCTGGCCGTCTTCGGTTGTGGGCAGTATATAAAACTTCACAGTGTCATAGCCTGACAGCGGCAATTCAATGTCAGCCTGTGTGAGTATGGCGTCATTGATTTCAAGATCTTTGGGACGAGTAGATGCTTGATCAGCAATGGTTGTGGGATCTTTGGGTCTCCAATACTCGGTGTTGCCAATGTCTGTTCCTGGCGGAACATTTTTTATTGCTTCGTAATAATTATCGCCATCTAACACTATACTCCCTTGTGGATAGAAATTGCCATTGTCCCAGATATTGTCGGGTTCAAAAGGTTTGTCCAAAATATCGTTGTATTCTTGTGCATTGACCATGGGCGTGGCTTTGACACGCCAAATGTGTGGCAACCACGTTTGACTGAAACCTTCGCTGCCGAAGTTGGCTTCT